CGACCACCTGGAAGATGAGCCATGCCGACTATCTGCATCATCGGGACGGGAAATAACAATCGGCGCCGAGGTGGTCGTCGCCGATTATAAGCTATTTCTCGGCGACGTGGACATAACAGAGCGGGATCGGGTTATTTTAGGTGGCGTGACCTATCAGGTGTTATTGGTCACCAACCGTCAGAACGGGACGGCAGATCACCACAAGGAAGTCTACGTGCAGGTAGTGAGATGAGTGCAATTGCACATCTGCGAGGCCATCTTTGTGAGTATCAGGAGAAAGAAAATAGATGGGTTTTTGCAGACACCAAAAACCCAATCGGGGACGAAATACGCCCTTGTAAAAAGTGTGGGGGGATGCCTACTCCTGAAGGTTATGATGCCTGCTTAGGATATATCCCTGGGGCAACTTCAGCTTGTTGTGGACATGGAGTCGGAAAGGGATTTGTGTTATGAAGCTGGACGTACAGGTAAACCTCAAGATGAACGGCAAGGCAGTCAGCGAGGCCGTGCAGAATGCCGCAAGACTGGCGATGCGCGATACCGTTGTCGCTGTCCACGGTGACAGTATCAGGAATGCTAAGGCCGTCGGTGCATGGAAGACAGGTACAAATGCTCGGTCACTCACTGGCATTGTCTCTGGCATGGGAGTGGTAGCAGATGGTGGCGAGGGTCGTGAAGAGCGGCTTGTTGATGACAATAAGATTGAGGGCGCTGTCTATTCCACGAGTGAATATGGTGGCTTCATTGAGACGGGCACTTTCAAGATGCCAGCACGTCCATATATCGTGCCTGCACTGCATAAGAACTTCACCCAAGAGAAGTTTAGCGAACGAATGAAGGGGTATGTCGAGAAGTGAACGAGGATACGAACAAAATAATCCGTAACTACCTTGCGGGTCAGACTACGTTGACCGACATCGTGGATGATCGGATTTATTGCCCACGGCTGCCAGAGGGTGCGACTTTGCCCGCAGTAGGGTTCTTCACCAGGGGGGGCAGTTCAACGCCTTATATCCCTGGATTAGTAACGCCTAGCGTGCAATTCGACTGCTGGGCGGAAAACGTGGAAGTTGCCGGCGTAGAGACACGTGGCGATATCACAGCGCGCCAGGTCTACCGAGCATTGTATGACGTCCTGCAGGGTATCCAGAATCAGGCCGTCGTCGTGGATGGCACGACATACTATATCGAGAGCGCTATCGAGGAGGTGCAAGGGCAGGATTTGCAGGACGTGGACGTACCAACATATTTTCGAGTGCTGGCGCAGTTCAGCATTATGATAAAAGCAGAGTAAGGAGGTCATATGATTAAACGAAAGAAGAAAAGCCAGGAGTCCGTAGAGGTGGAAGTAGCGGGAGTTGCTGAAGTATTAGTGGAGGTCAAAGCGGAAAATGAAGTAGTTGAGATGTCGGAGGACATTAAGTCTCGCTACGAAGAGTTTATAAGAAGAATAAAACAGGGAGGAAAGTAAAATGGCGAAAACAATAGCAAACGTGTTGACAGGGGTAGCGACCCTGTTCATCAGGCAGCCGAATGACGCAATCGCGGAGTGGTCAACCACCAATCCCTATGTCGCTCCTTACTCGGCAAGACTCTACAAGGGGGGCAGTGGCAACGACGGTAGTACCTGTGTGGAAATAGACCCTACGGCTAGGGGCATAACATTCACAGCCTTTTTCGCTGGTGGTCTAATCAATAACGGTTTCTGGCATAACTCTCTTAACCTTGAAGATGCTGCCGCAAACGCCAACTATGCACAGATGGAGTTTAAGTTCGAAGACCCGGATAGCGATGGTTGGGTGGAGATTACCGCAGTTCCACTACAGACTCACCTAGGTTCGGGAATCTGGGTTGAATGTCCTATGACGGCCGCCGCTACTCCATCCGGCAGAAGTGGTGTCAATGAGGTAGGGACAGTGTTGTTCGACTGGACACTGGTTATGCTTGACACACAAGAGGGAACTATCAATGGTCTCTGTCCTGGTACAGCCGCCAACTGGATACTTACCAGGGTTAGAGTTGAACTGTGGGAAGCTACACCTGAAAGGACTTGCTACGTTGATTCCGTTACGATTATGGGCACTCTCTACGCCATAGAGCCCGGGGGCAATGCACCTGGCCTTTCTCTGAGCAGCCCTTACACGGAGGTCGGCTATACCGAGGACGGTGTGACCGTGGAGTACAATGCGGAGGAGGCCGACATCGACGTAGAGGAAGAGACGTTCTCAATCGGACGGGTCATCACCAAGGAAAGCGTAAGCGTTCGATGCAATATGGCTGAGTCCAGCATGTATAACCTGGATAAGGCTATGGCTGGGAGCGCCCTTAGTGGCTCAATCATCACCCTTGGCGATGGTGTCAACAAGACAATGAACCTGAAGATTGAGGGCACCAACCCATCGGGATTCCTCCGTGCCATCCAGATACCCATAGCGACCGCTACTGGCTCAGTGGGCATGAGCTACAAGAAGGGCGAGAAGACCGTTGTCCCGGTGACATTCCAGGCGCTCAAGGGAACTGGGCCGGCCCTGACCATCGTTGAAAACGCAGCGTAGGCTAACCGAGAAAGGAGTATAAGATGCCTAACAAGCGCACAGAAGGGGAGATCATAGCTCAGGCACCGCTAGAGGTAGTGTTGGGCGGACAGAAGTATGAGATCCCGCTGCTGGTGATTAAAGACTCAAGGGCATGGCGCAAGAAGGTAGCTAAGGCAATAGGGGATATACCGAGATATGCCAATATCACAATGGATACGCCTGATGAGTATTCAGGTGCTATTGATGGTATGTTGGCGGCTATGCCCGATACTGCGATTGACCTCTTTTTCGAGTATGCCAAAGACTTAGACCGAGAAGTGATTGAGTCTATCGCTACGGATGCTGAAATAGCTAAGGCTTTCGAGCAGGTAGTTGAAGCTGCCTTCCCTTTAGCGAAGAGTCTGGTGGGAACAATGAGGACACTCTCTCGTTAGGGGAGATGTTTGAATTCGTGATGGCCGAGTGGCATTTGCCGCCCGACTATATCGTGAGCCACTGGACAGATGAGCTTTTCGGGCTGATGGCCAAAGCCTTAGTGAGCAGGAAGGAAAGGCTAAATAGGACTATGGGTAGCAAGGCAACTTCTAGGGATAGGGCGACGGTATCTGTTGAGGAGTTAGCTAACATGACTGATATGATAAAGGTGGTAAGGAAATAATGGCGATAACGGCTGGCGATGCTGTAGTCAAAATCACCGGGGATACGAAGGGGCTTGACCAATCGCTAGATAGCGCTACTAAGAACGTCAAGACTTCCGCCGAGAAGATGCAAAAGTCCTTAAAGGTGGCTGGTGCGGCCTTTACTGCCGTTGGCGCTGCTGGCTTGATGATGGTGTCATCTGCGAAGAAGATGAACGCATCCCTGGGCGTTACGGCCCTCAATCTAGGTGTTACGACAGGCGAGATGCGGAACTTGGCGCTAGAGACAACCAACGTGACGTTTCCTTTGTCTGAAGTTACAACGACATTCGACTTATTGGCCAGGGCAGGCGTTAAGGATACCGAGGTATTGAAGTCTGTAGCTACTGCATTCGACACTTTGGGCGATGCTACCGGCAATACTGCTACTCAAGTCACAGAGAAGATGGTCCCTGCCATGAAAACCTTTGGGCTTTCTGCTGAGGAAGTAGCTAATCAGACAGATATGATGACATACCTGATCCGTAATACTACCGTGTCGATGGACAACTTTGGGAGCGTCATAGGCTATATCACGCCGGAAGTCGTGGCAATGGGGCTTACGCTGGAGGATACGGTGGCTTTGATGGCACTTATGGAAGAGCGCGGTATGTCTGGAGAAGTAGCAACAAGGGCTTTCCGCACCGCCATAACTGAAGCTACGAAAGAGCAAATCCCTCTGAACGAAGCTCTGGGAGTAACTACTGAGGAGATGGACGCTTATAAGGAAAAGCTCGATGGCGCAACGGGCATGACAGAGGAGTATGCGAAAGAAGCCAATAAACAGTATGGGCTCATGGATAAAATCAAGCAGAAGTTTAGCGAGATGACCTTAGTTGCAGGGTCGTTTCTCGAACCGCTTGAGCCAATTCTGGCCGCTATGGCCGCACTGGGACCGGTCATAATGATACTATCTACGAGCATAGTCCAAGCGACATTAAAGTGGATTGCCCACACTGTAGCTTTGGTTGCTACAAAGGTAGCGACTTATGCGGCAACGGCCGCACTGTGGGCGTACAACGCCGCATTAGCGGCAAATCCGATAGGACTCGTTATCGTAGCAGTCATGGCATTGGCAGCAGCGTTGATTGCTTTGATATCTTACTGGGATAAGGTCGTGTCATTCTTCAGGGGAGGCGCCGATGAAATAAAGGAAGAAACCGACAATATGAATCAGTGGATCTCCGATCAGGCAGAAGAACTCACTGCCAAGATGCGCACAGAACTGGAGAAGCGGCGGGATGATGAGCTTGCAGAAATTGACCGAATGCGTGGTGTTGCCGAGCAATACAAGGAAGATGAAATCGCTAGGTTGCGGGAAAAGTACGGGTCATTTGAGGAGCTTGATAGCAAATATACAGACTCTCGAACAGACCGACTCCGTAAATACTTTGATGAGCTTAGAGATTCTCTTGCCAAAGAACTTAATGAGGCTAGAACTGCTCATAACGAGAAGATGCAACTGCTTGATGAGGAATATGCCGCCAAACTGCGGACACTAGATGCTGCGACGCAAGAAACCGTTGCGGGGCTTCAGGATGAGATAGATGCTATCGGCGACCAGATGGATGAAGAGTCACGGCTGCAATTGGAGCGTGACCGGGCGGAGAGACTAGCAGAGTTGCAAAGAGCAGTAGAGCAAGCGGAGACAGATGAGGAGCGGGCAGAAGCAGTAAAGCGCTTAAATGATTATATCCTCCAGGTCGAGGAAGAGCGCCATCGGGAGTCGCAACGGGCAGAACAGGATCGGTTGCGGGAAGAGATTGACGCTGCGCTTGAAGCTGCCGATGTAGAACGGGATATATTAGAAGCCGAGCTTGAAGAGAAGAAGACTCACGAAGAGGAAATGCTGGCTGAAACCGAATCTCGCATTGAAAAAGAACAGGCGGGGTTGGATGCAGCATTCAAGCGAAGGTTACAAAAGTTGAAGGATCAGCTAGAGGCAAAGATTGAAACTGAGGAAGCGTCACTCCAGGCTACGCAAGAGAGATTAGATAAAGAGGAGGATGCTCTTAGGAGATACTACAGAGACGCTTTAGAGCAAGAGCGGTTATATTTAGAGGCGCTACGCATAATGCGGGAAGAGTACGAGGAATATGGCGCACCTGTTTATCATAGTGGTGAAAGTTGGTGGCGAGACTTGTTGCCCTGGCAACATGGGGGAGTAATAAAAGAGCCAACCCTATTGACCAGTATGCGTACTGGGATGCCCTATGCCATAGCTGGCGAAGCGGGTCCCGAGCGCATATCGCCGATGGGGGGAGGAGCAGCATCTTCTAATATAAACAATACCTTCAATATTGCAGAATTGGTAGTCAGGGAAGAGGCAGACGTGCAAAGAATAGCATTGGAACTATACACAATGCAGCAACGGAGCGCTAGGCTGGCGGGTGTGTAGTGGCGAATAGCATTGAGTTCAACAACGTGGATTTAGGCGATTATGGCTTAGTGGTAAACTCGGCCAGCACCAATCGGCAGGCGCAAGATATTAACTTTCAAAGATTGCATGACAAAGCCTATGCTTTCCCATCAGGGAAGCAGCCAAAGATAATCGCAATGGAGGTCTCGGTAACAGGGACTAG